CGATGTCGTGCACGCTGTTGGATAGTTCCTTGTCCGTCTTCTGCAAGTCGGAAAGCGAGTGCTGTACAGAACGCACACCCCAGCCAAGCAGTGCCGATACACCGCCGAGCGCCCAGTTCACAACTTCTTGCGGGATGTCCATTGCTCTACTGGGCAACAACGTTCGCCGCCGCCGTCATGGAAATTACGTCGAGAACAAACGTGCCCTTCGAATTTGCGTTGTTGTAGTTCGTCGCAGAGCACGCCACGAAAGCGCCAGTTGAATCGCCGTTGACGAGGACAACAGTCAGTACCGCTGGCGTCGTGTTCAGCGTGCGCTCGGTCACCTCATTGCCGACTGCAATTTCGGCAGTCCATACCCCCGATCCGTTGATGGTTGCGGTCCATGACTTGACGCCTACCACCTCGCGGCGCGTGCCTGCGCCGAAGTCGCTCTGGTCGAAGACCAAGTAGTAGTGCAGTCGAAAGAACGCTCCCGTTCCGATCGCGGGCAACTTGAACAGGTTGGCTTGCGATGTAAGGTCCCCGGACCGCTGCTTTGAGCCGGTCATGCGGAACAGCCCGCCTTGCAGGTAGTTGTTCCGCAGAATCGCGGTGATCGTGGTATTGATCAGCGTCTTGTTGACGACGCTTTGCACCGTTCCATCAGAGGCCGCGCAGTTGATCAGGGTATGAACGTCGGTGTCGGTCGTCGCGTTGCTGAAGTTCGCAGCGTCGCAATCGATGAACGTCACCTCACCGTTTGCGCCGTTGAACGCGTAGATGTTGTGCACGACGTGCACGTTCTCAAAGAGCGCGCGCCCACTCAACACTGCCAACGGTGAGGTGGTCCCAAAAGATATGGGGGCAGATGTCCCGAGCGCCGTGAAATCGCGCACACTGAAATTGCGGCACACATCAGGTGAGACGAATGCACCGAAGACGCCCGCGGCGACGTTGCTGACCCCGGTCACTTGCTCTGAAATGCCGCTGAGTCGGAATCCTTCCAACACATGCCCGCGCCCGGTTACGTCAGGGGTGCTTCCGCCGTCGCTGTACTTGTTGATTTCCAGCGTGTTGCCCCAGGGGGAACCCGACGGGTTCTTGAGGTCCAGGTGAACCGCGATATTCGCGTGCGTCGCAACTGTCGAATCCCCCCACTCAATCGCAAGCCGTGGCGCCGCGGGTTGGTTTGCCGTGCTGTCGCGATCGACCATGAGGACTTGCACATCACGGCAGCCGAAGCCGTTGTATGCCTTGATCAGGCTGGTGACCTGCTGATTTTTCACCGCTGCGGCGATGCGAACGTCGTTGCACCCGTAGATGAAAAACGACCGGCCACACGTGTCGGTGTCGAGTTTCAAATCGACGTTGTGGCCCGAGAACTGGCCTGCGAACGGGTAGTAGCAGCCGCTCGCCTTGATCCGCCCGGTGATCTGGCGTGAAATGTACGTGGCGGAATCCGAGAACGCCTTTGTCGGGTTGGCCCCGATCAGTCCTCCCGTCACGTCCAGGTCAAGCGTGATGCCGATGCAGCCTTGGACGAATTGGGTGACGATCAAACCGCGAACATTCGTGACAGAAGTTGTCACGGCGACCTGAGTCGTGACGCGCGCCTTGACTGTGACGTTGTTGCACGCCGTGAACTTGAACAGCGTGGCAGATTCGGTGCCCGAATACGTCTTCGTTTCGTTGATCAGCGACTCGCTGAAATCGAGCGTGAGGCCATTGCACCCGCTGAACTCAGCGATGGTGTTCGACGTGGTCGCCAGAACCTTGTAGGTCTTTCCTTTGACGCCCTTCAGCGTTCCGCCGCCAGCAGTTTGCAGCGCCGCGCAGGCTGCAACGAGTGCTGCGGTGTCGTCTGTCGATCCGTTCCCAACGGCACCGAATTCCTCGGGGGTGTGGGTACGGGTTTCTGTCCACCCGTGCAGCGTCAGTGAGACGGCACTGCCCGCTGTCCGCTTCACCCCAATCAACGCATCGCCTTTGGCTGCATCGCTGGTGTTCGCCAGGTCACTTGCCACCGCAGCGGCCGTTCCGCTGGCGGCCAGCAACAGTGCGGGTTGTCCTGCCCCGTCGAACCCGAGGTAATACCCGGACCGGCTCGCCGCCGCTGGGATGGCGTTAATCACCTCCCCATTCGGCACCCGCAAGGATGTCGGCGACCCCTTCCCGCCGCTGAAAATCTCCTGAATCAACAACCACAGTCGGTCGAAGTCCAGGTTCAGGGTGTCGGCCAACAGATCGCCGTTGTCCTGGTAGTCGGTGGCGCGTGCGATGTCGCTGTCGCGGTAGATCACGACCTTGGCGCCGTTGACCGGCGCGACCGTGAACGTCACCGTGCCGCCGCTGCTGACGCCGAGACCAGAAATCGAGTAGTCCGCGCCGAGCGTCTTGGTCACGCCGTCGATCGTGACCGTCAGGTCGCCCGCGAGCAGCACCCGGAACGAGAACGCGTAGACCGTGGACGCACCGTTGCCGGTGTAGCTCTTCAGGGGAGTTTGCTCGACAACCGACACGGGGCGCGCCTTTCGCTCGTTGCGACGTCGCAGCGGTCAGAACTCTAGTTCGACCTCATGCAGTCCGCCGGCTGGGCGCCAATCGTCGCTGGTACTGGATGTCGGGTTCAAGTCACCACCCGCCGCCCGCCCGATGCGCTCGGGCGTGTCCGACAGCGCCTTGCCGGCTGCGTCGAGATAGTCGTCGGGCTGATCGGTGATGGCTGGGTTCCAGTCGCGCATCTGGTCCCAGACTGCGCCGTCTAGAACAGACGTGTGCGCCCAAAGCTTGCCCGAGGTCAGCGGCCCCTCAAACGCTTCGAGGATTCCGCGGTTCTTGTTCGTCGTTGATGGCACCTCGCCGACGCCGCAGTCCAACTGCCTCGCTTGCTTCAGCGCGGCGCGCAGCACCGCCGGCGCGAACAGGCCCACGCCGTTGTTCTCGACCTTGATGCCGCGCAGGCCGAGTTCCTTCACGACCGCCACGATCTGCGACACCTGGCCGCCGGTGATGGTCTTCCCATCCGCCGCGAACTCGGCCACATCGCCCGTGAGGCCGACCGCTCGGTGCCAGTACCGATTCCCGAGGTCGTCGCTCAGAATCACCGTCAACGCCGACACGTCGGACTTCGGCTTGCCGCTCGATGGGTCCCACCGGCACGCCGCCGAGACGATTCGCACCTGCCCGAGCCACATGCCGTATTCCTTGTTCGCCTTGCGCAGAACCGGCTCGACGCTGTAGGCCTTCATGCGCGCCGGGTCGAGTCGAATCTCAGACAGCGGCTTCGCTTCGAGCTGGTACTGCGAATCCCAGGCATTGAGCGTGCGCGTCTCCTTGCGCCGCCGCTCGATCTCGGGCCGCGTGAAGCGCTCCGGCCAGGCACACATCGAGCAGATGTCGAGCACCTGGCCGGGCGGTTTCGGGAAGATGACGTGGCCGGCCTCGAACCGGTAGTCCACCCCGTCGCGCAGCAGCCGCGCGCCCTTGTGGATGCCGGCCAGCACATACAGCCCGTCCGGCCCGACCGGGTGCGCGAAGGCGTAGCGCGTGCGCTTGGATGTCTCGGTGTAGCGCACCGAGTGTTCGAACAGGGTGATTTTCAGCACGGCAGCCCCCTGCGCGATGCGCTCCGGGTAGATCGAGTCGTGCGTGTGCGGCGTGCCGATGTAGGTCTTCTGCGCGCCCGGCACGGCGATGTGCGTGGATTCGCTGATGCGCTGGCGCAACTTCAGCCGCGCCTCCGGCGTCTCGATGTTGCCCGGCACCTCGATGTCGTCGAAGTCCACGTCATCGGCCCGCGCGCCGGTCGCGTTCGACGTGACGCCGACTGCCCGCATGCTCGCATTGCGGGCATCCCTGGTACCGTTCACCCAGAACTTCTTCGCGCCCGGTTTGCGGGGCAGCATGCCGCGCGTCAGCGGGTGGTTACGCAGCACGTTGATGGTGTCGGCTGTCAGCATGCCGGCGGTGTCGTTGTCGGCCGACCAGACGAGCGATCGGTGATGCCGGTCTCGGTACAGGCGCCAGGCCTTGTACACGGCGTAGATCGTGCTCTTGGCCGCGCCGCGGAAGACCATCAG